AAAAGACTAATGCTGTTTTGATCTGATGCCCTGCACTAGGGTTCTCGATTAGGCTCTGGGTGATCTCGTCTAGCTTAGACAATAGATCAGTCCATCCGTTCTCTTTACAAGTGTTGATCTTGTTAGTTAGCTCTAGGCTCATCATAGTAGTTACCTCATTATTGGTTCTATCTATCGCCTATATACTATAACTAATGCTTTACAGTCAAGCAATTAATTTTCAGGGTTGTCTTCTTTTCTCATGCATCTACCGCCTAAATCGTCATAGGCAATACATACTAGGGCGATAATCGCCAGTATTAGGATTGTTTTCATAGGGGTTCTCAGGTTGTTAAGGCAGGATTATATAGAGGGCTTAGAACGCAATCTAATGCTTTTTAGCTATGAGGGTTATTACCTGAGTGAATGGTTCGTTTCGTAGCACCAGTGAACCACTCTGGCTAATCAGGCTTTTGGAGGATGCCCGCTACTAGGGGTTACACTATGAAGCTGTAATTACTGCGGCAATCATTACTAGTACCGCTAGTAGAATCTTTCCCCGTTTATATCCGTATACTTCGACATCTAGCCACTTCTTTGCTTTGGCTTTATACGCATCAAACTGCGCTTTTAGTATCGCTTTATCTGCCATCTGGTTTACCTCTTTTATTGCTTTTTTAGTTTTTGTCATCTTGCTCCACCCTATTAATTTGTATTATCCCATCGAATCCCATTTCTGCAACCCAGTTCTCAAACTGTGTGCGCTCCTCTTTGTCGTGCGGTATCTCTAGAGGTGGGTATTCGTCTCTAAGTTCTTGCCATTTTTTTGATAAATCAGTCATAGATTCCATGCTCCCTATCGTTTTCGCCTTTCTGCCTTGCAAACTCATCAAAGATTGCTTCTTCTATTGTGTGTTCTAGGTACAGGTAGATTCGATCTCTAAGCTCGTCTGCAAAGTTACCTAAGTTAACCATGCTGTCTAGGTGCGTTTCTAACGCCTCTGACCACCATAGATCATCTTTGTCATGCTCTACTGCATCTTCTGCCATAGCAACAAACAGGTTAGACACTATCTTGCTTGCTGATGGTGCTTTACACCAAACAGCATCTCTGTGGCTATTTTGCCTACGCCTCTGCTGAATGTTGCAGGGTAGATGTCCTCGAACCAAGTCTTGTGACTGTTTAGCCAGATGTAAACAGCTTCATCCATTGCCTCGTCAGGTAGATCAGACAATCTTGAATCTTCCTTATACAAAGCCTCATAGTGCTTATCAACAAACTCTTCATAGATTAACATGATGCACCTCGCAAGCAGTCTTGGTAGTCCATAGTAGAAACGATTGCATACATAGCAAACAAAGCTAACGCGCCTACAATGCCCTTGATGTTCTCGTTAAAGTCGGTTTTGCGCTGTTCCTTGCGCTTAATATCCATGTAAGTTAATTGATGTTCCATAGTATTCCCCTTGATTAGATGCCCCCTTTCGGGGGCGATTAGATTAATTTATTACTTCTTCTGCTCGATGGCTTGCAAGAATAGATTGTCCAGACATTTTTGGCGCACTAATTTGTTGCAATAACAGGTCATAACCGCGATTGTCAGGATTTTTTAGCGCAGACTTAAACTTTTGCATAGCCTCAGTGTACGTTACGTCATGTAACTCGATAAAATCAGTGTTAACTTCCAAAACATAATAAGTTTTCATGTGTATTTCCTCTATATATTTGATTAATATGTACCCAGAGTAAATGAATCACTATACATTGTCAACACTTTGTATAACTTTATTTTAATATTCGCCTATTCTGTACTCTTCATCTTTGATTTTTTCTTTCAATTCCCTCTGAAATTCGATCACTTCTTGGCGGTTAAACTTGGGTGATGCTCTCCAAGATAGCTTTTGCATCGCCCTGACTCGTCTTGCGCCATACATATCTTCCATATAGATGCGGTATGCTTCCTGCGTTCTGGTTGTTTTCATGCCATAGACATTACAGGCAGGGCATTGGGGGTGAATGTTCTCCTCGAACAGCTTAAACACTGTGTGTCTTCTGCTGTAGAAGTGACCGCCTTGCATAGCTTTGTAGTGATCTACCTTGCCGCAGGTAACGCAGGTGCAGTAGCCATTATCGTCTGAGGCTTTGAGCCTGACGTATCTCTGCAATAGCTTAGCGGCTTTCTCTACCTCTTGGGCTACTGTTGCTTTTTTGCGCTTTGCCATTTAATGCTCAGTAGTCTTAACAAGTATAATGGGCTGTGAACCAACTCCCATATCACAATAAGAACAAACACCATAAGCCACAAGGTCGCTAGAAGTCCACAACTCAAGCCCGCCACCACAAGTACTACAGAACTCTTTAGTAACTCTGATATCGTTGTCATCAGTTCCATCATCTTCACCCTCTGGGAATTTAATTACTCTGCTCATTTGACTGCATCCACGTTGATTTTTACTCTCGAATCTTCGCCATACTGCTTGTGATAAACGATAGCTGTCATAGATCGCTCTGCACCATAGCCAGAATCACTGTGCCATTGGTCGGTTGCTGTTAGGCTACCCCAATGACTAAACTGCATAGAGCCTACTTCCCTGCTCATGTGGTGGTGAATATGCCCCAAATGACAGTAGCGGTTCTTGCACTTCGACCACTCTTCATCTAGGTTGGTTATCACCGCCTGTAGAATCTGCTCATGCTTTATTCTATCACCATGATGGAATACAAAAAGATTGTTTTCCCATTCCCAGTGTATGAACTTGGAGTAGTTTTTAAGCACATCAACTCTAGGCTCTTTGTCGTAGAGCAAATCTAAACAGCTAGAAAGGTGACAGGCTATGTCAGAATCATGGTTGCCGCGTACGTTGATTACAACAACATCCTGATGCACTTCTAGCATCTTATCTATTAAGGTCTGAAACAGCCTACCCGCTAGTCTAAATGTTCTGTTAAGGCGNGTATCAACATCNACTGGCGTTCCTGCTGTGGTCATTTGCTTGCCATCCTCATGCATGAAATCCCCCACATTCACCAAAACACCCGTTTTAGCATTGCCAACTCTACCTGCCAATCTATTAACTGCGTTGGTTAAGACCTTAGTTGCAATCTTAACATCCCAGTTTTCATCATCTAGCTTGGTCTCTGCTGAGGCTAACATCCCGAAATGGTGGTCACCCACCAGATAGAGCGCGCAATAGTCTTCATCTACCTCTTTAGGCGGCTTAGATGGCTTTTTAAGCCCTGTTATATCGTCAGCTAACCCATCCAATAGGGCTTCGATCTTTGCCCGCATATCGCGTTTGTGTGGCTCTTGGATAACCCATTGCAAAGCAACTGAGCCGTCTTCTTTGTAGGCAGTAGAGATTCGCTTTGCTTCAAATCCCTCTGCGGTCTGGCGGGTTAAGTCTCGGTGTGGTGCTACGCCTACTGAGGCGGCTTTCTTTTCTACCAGTTTTATGCCGCGATCAACTGCTCTGCGGCTACAACCTAACTTCTTAGCGGCTTTTGTATTTGAGCCACATTCTATTGCGGCTTTTAGGTATTCAATCTGTCTTGCGGTTTTTGGTATGTCTAACTCTAACAGTGTTCTTGGGTCGATCTTATCCATGCCCTATTGCTCCTGTTGGTTTTTTAACTCCGCGTATTCGCTTTCTCGCGGTATGGTTAGTTTTATCCCCTGCTCACTTGCCCAATGATAGCACTGATCTAAGAAATGCACCATCTCGCCCTTTCCCAGTTGGCTACTGCGTTTCACCTGACCACTTATCTCTGTCTTGCTTATCCTGAAATTATCTGTGCCTAAGAATCTGCGCTTTAACCATAGCTTCCATGCCTCTACTGGGTCGCCCTCTGCCACCTCAAAGCCTTTCTTTTTCATGCCTTTAACGATCTCTCTGCACCACATATGTAACAAAGCATTCTGGTTTAGGCTTCTTGGGTTCTGATATGGCTCTAGCTTTACCGATAAGGGGGTGGTGAAATCCCAGTTGAGCATATCCTCAATCAGGAACTTCACCTTTTTATTGACTTCTTCTTTGTTGTTAAACTTCACAAATGCCCCCTCAGTCATAAAGACCGACTAAGCCACTTCTGAGATAAGTCGTTCCCATCCCATTTTGGTTTACTCTTTCCAATATTAACAGGCGTTCTAATTGGTCGCAGATCAACATCAGTTACGACATTTTTTCCATAAAGCCTAGAATACAGACTCTTATAACCAACACCGGCAACCCTAGCGTAATCTTCATACCCGTATGATTTACCATTAACTAAATCAGGGTGCTTGCCTTTATATAAAACTTTCTTTGTACTACCCATGTTTTCTCTCCCCATCCCAGTAAAAACCATACTTACCCATAAAGTGATTAATGGCTCTGTTCTTTGCTTCTACGTTAGCAATCCAACTCACATCAGCTAGGCTGTCTTCAATGTTCCTGTTCCTGATGCTGTGGGTTTTTGACTTAACCTGTGGTGAGCCGCCTTTGTCTTGCGCTCTGGCTAACCAAGAGTTGATGAACCTCTTAATACCTTTAGGCGTTTTCCTGCGCGTAGGATTAGCATCAAGCCACGACTCCATAGCGTTTAGTTCTTGGTAAACATTGATCGCGGGATAAGTCTTTTCCCACTGGATAATGTCTGCCTGATCTACCTCGTAGGTATCTCCGTTATTTAGAAGCATTGTTATCACCCATATAGTATTCAGCGACACTGCATTTTTCATCGTATCGGTTGGTCACTGTAATCATCTTCTTCTGGATTGGATGTCCTAGCTCTTTAAGCTCAAAGATTCTAGCGGCTACCTGAGTGATGCCTAATTCATTAAAAGCATTTAGGCAGGTTAGTTTCTTGCCATCTTCTAAGTATTGTAGAACTCTTGATATCTGTGTCATGTTAAACTCCTATGGCTCGGTCAAGCCTCGCCTGATTATGTGATTAAATATGTATTTAAATATATATTCAAAGGCACGTTTCACCCTTTAACTACGCAAAGTTAAAAATTCGATCAAAGGGCAAAGCGACTTCGCGGTT